AAGATTCTTATGTTTTGCTTGGTTCACTAGCTTTGTAGAATAGTTCGCATTCCCTACACGGATTACTTTTGCATAACCACTTCCTGCCACAACGAAGGTTCCTGCATAGATTTCATCGTTCTCCTTCTTTTTAACAGGTACTGATTCCCCAGTCAAAAGAGATTCATTGATTTCTAATGCATGATTTTCTACAACCTTACAGTCTGTGCCAATCTGATTGCCAGCTGTCAAGAAAATAATATCATCCATAACAGGTTCTTCTACAGGTACATCAATCAGCTGACCATTACGAAGTGTTTTAACTTTTTCTACTGTAACAACACTTAGCTTATCAATAGTTTTCTTAACCTTGAACTCCTGAATGATACCTAATATTGTATTAGCTACCATAACTCCAATAAAAGTTAAGTTCTGCAGCTGTCCTGAAATCACAATCAAAACAGCTAAAAATATATTTAGAAAGTTGAAATATGTAAGAGTATGTTGTCTCACAATTTCCTTTTTAGTTTTAGAAATAGACTGACCTGTATAGTTCACCTGTCCTTGTTCTATTCTTTCTTGTACCTCTTGTTGTGAGAGGCCTTTTAATTCATTCATATCCACCACTCCTTAATCTATTGCACTATCTTAACAAAGAAAAGTGTATTATTTGTGTACTTTCACCTTAATTTTTTCTTAAATAATAGATATAATTAACTTATCTTCCAATGAAAGGGGTTATATTTATTATGAAACATTTGTATATGATGTTAAAATTGGCTTGTTTCCTAGACTTTTTACCCCTTGTTACTGATTCGTTACTAGTTTAGTACCTACATAGTGGCGCATCATATATTTATAACGCTCATTCTAACACTTATTTAACGCTCACTTATGACTCTGATTTTATGGCTTAATAAGCCATTTTTTTATTTTTGGATAAGTTCTAACACTCAAAATGAGCGTTAGAAACAACATAATTAAAACGCAAAAACTATCATTGTTTACTGATATTTTTTATATAATATTTCCTTAGTTATATCAATATACATTGACATCTATATAATTTTATGATATACTATAATCAAGAAAGGAGGTAAGAAAAGTGGAAAAGAAGTTAAAAAAATGCTTCGAATATTGGACCTATTCGAAGCGCTAGTGATTAAAATCATTTCCTTGATTGGTTGGGTTTTGATTCTAATCAAACTATTTAACTAAGTAGGTTGAGAGGCTTGTCCTCTCTTCCCATTACCATTATAAAACCACTTTTCAAAGAAAACAATGGAAAAATTAATTTTAAAAGCTATCGAATTGATTGGACTTATTGCAGTATTAGTATTCTTGATTTCAAAATTATTCTAAGGGAGGTATAACCGTGTCAACTGAAGCGCAGAAGAAAGCAAGTGCAAATTATGCTAAGAAGATGACGAAATGTGTCAATCTTGCATTCAATAAGAAAACAGATGCAGACATTCTAGAAAAACTTGATCATGTCGAATCTAAAATGGGTTACATTAAAAAACTTATAAGAGATGATATTGAGAAAGCAAAAAAGGACCAGAGCAATTAAGCCCTGGTCTTTTCTCTTACCTACATCTTAGTTCCTTTTAATAACCAATCCCATGTATTAGTTCCCACGATTCCGTCTTGCTTCAAGCCTCTATTCTTCTGGAACACTATAACGGCTCTTTCTGTTCCACCGCCAAATTTTCCATCCGTTGATAAGCTGAACCCAACACTGTTTAATCGTTCCTGAATTAATTTTGTGATATTACCTTTTGCGCCCCTTTTAACAGTGATACAAGCGCTTAGCGTTTTTGGCCCTTTTAGTCCATCAACCTTTAATCCTTTGTCAAACTGCTCATTTAGTTCGCTCTGTAGTCTAGCAACCCACTCATCATAACCACTCTTATGTGGTGCTGAAGTATTTGTATCTGCTTTTGGAACTGCCACAGGAACACCGTTTAATCGACTTTTGAACGCATTCCAAGTTGCATCATTCAAAAAATTATTGCAGTTAGGACATGCTTTGCCGTTGACATCATAATGACGAATGACACGATCAATCGAAATATTGTACTTTTTCATTAGAACCTTACCCAATTCGATTGCGTTTTCAAGTGTCTTGTCAGTGATTTCAACAACCCCATTTTTATAGCAGTCACACATTTCAATACTGATTGAATTTGAATTAGTACATACCTTATATAATGGGTGGTGATTAGACTGACATCTACCACCAACCGAGTATGCAATGTAATTATCGGGCACTGACTGCGTAACGCTATCATCATCCACAAAGTAATGCGCTGATGCCTTTACGATGTGATTATGAAAATGCTTACCATTTCCTTCATCAGTGTCTCCATCATTTCCTGTGTAATGATAAACTAAATACTTAATAGTATTTAATGCTCTAACACCACCGTAGTTCTGCTTGTTTGCAATATTAGTCTTAAAAATATAACTCATATAATTATTCCTCCTCAAAAAATGTGTCAATTCCGTAGTCAGATGCGCACATGTACTCTATTCTGCATCCTCTAGCTTTACTCCAGCCGGGAGCGAAATAAGCAATATCTGCTTCTGACAACAATTGTATAGATCTGCCTAAATTAAAAAGAGGCTTGAGGCCTCCTTCTAAATAAAAGCTATTTATAATATCTACATTTCCAAATAACTGCTTGATTCTTTGTTCAATATTTAATCTGGTTCTTTTTATTTCATCTTCTGATAAGCCGTTCATAGGCTGAGATATAAAGATTTTCATTGCCGCTATTTATCCTCTTTATTAATAGCCTGTTCAGCTACCTCTAATCCTTTAGTAAGCACCACGGGTACATTATCCCCAGCTTCCACAAAGTTTTCTAAGATGCTTCTTAATTCGTTGATAATTAATGATGCGATTGTGAACCACCCAATATAAGTAGTTACAGATAGGTCAATCCCTAAAGTCTTACCAATTTCGATAAAGATAGCCGATGCTAAAAATGCGACTAGAACCATGAGCCAGTAACCGAGTTTTTTCCAAACTCCACGCACCCCCTTGGCACTGTTGTCTTTACCTGTTAAGCGTGATTTTCTGACCCCTGTAATGTAATCAACTACATTGAGGACTAGGAATCCAACAAATAACAGCCAATGCGTACCAAAGACAGCAGTTAACACCGCCACGATTGTGCCGCCTAGTGCATTAAGAGCGTCCATATATTTTAATGACACATTATATACTTTCATTTACACATTCTCCTTCTTTTCTGATAGTAATGATCTATATTCATCATCTGTGATTTTTTTTGCATTATGAGCCTGCTCAACCATTGTCATCCATTGCTTTTTAGGAAACCTATTCTCCAGTTTCAAAAGAATCTGATACATTTGTGTTCACCTCGTTTTCTTCTTCAGGAATATAGATATCGCTCATCGTTGCAATGTACTGGATCAATAGATTCTGTGTTTCTACCTGTTCCTTTAATGCTCTTGCATTTTTCAGATCTATCTGCTGTGCGATTGGTATATCGCTTTCTGTGTATTTTGGCATTCTTTTCTCAGCTCCTTCCACGTGTTTTTATACCATTTTCTTAGTCTCTGTATCTGCATATAAGATGTATTGCCGTTACTTATATGATTAAGATGGGCATTAAAACATTCATCAACTTTTGCTTTTGTTATTCTTCCTTTCAAGCATAGTCTAATCATTTTCTTAATTTTTCTTTTAGTGTGCTTGATTGTCTGAGGATTAACGACAGTCACAATTTTTCCTGTCGGTGTTACCCTATAAACAAACCCTATAAACATAAAAGGCTCTTTAATTGATCGGATATGTGTCTTTTTAGCGTTAACCTCTAATCCTAATGTTGCTAATTGTTCTTTGATAACTTTTAAGACTTTCTCTAGATACTCCTTGTTTTGATGGAATAGTAGAAAGTCATCCATATAGCGAATATAGTATTTAATATGAAGCTTCTCTTTAATTAAATGATCAAGTGCACTGGGATGTGATATTCCAGCAATCTGAACCATCTGAGAGCCAGGATTATATCCTTTTTCTCCTTTGTATTGAAAATCCAATACTTCCTTTACTCTTTTCAAAGTTCCACAATCCAATTGCCTTTCGAAATCTTTCAGCACTTTATCATGATGCATATGCCTGTAATAACCTTTAATATCAATCTGAAGAACATATCCATTAAGCCCATAATTTCGATAAAAAGGCCATAGATATCTATTTAAAAGTTTTCTGGTAAAGCGCGACCCTTTACCGTTCTGGCATGCTACATTTGATTCGATAAACGTTTTTGACATTGCTGGATAAAGAATATTATCATTTATACTCCTCTGATATATTCTATCTTTAAATGAAATGCTTAAAGCTTCTCTTCTTTTAGGATATGTAATCAGGATTTCTCTTGGCTTTCCATTTTTGAATGTGCCACTTACTAGCTGATCATGCAGTCTGTGCAGGTTTTCTTCTGAATTAATCATAAATGCCTTAACAGACGGCTTCCAAGAGACTTTTCTTCTGCATTTCATCATGCTGTCGTATAAATTATCAAAGTCAATTATTACTTCTTCTTGATTTGTTAGATTCATAAAACTACTTTCTTTCAAATATATTTCTCCCATGTCACAGCTGATCATTCAGACGATAACCAGCATCACAGAAGTATTGTTTGCTCAAATGAGGCGGGAGTAGCAACTCCTTGCTGTATCTTTTCGAAGGCACATGCACTATGTGTCTGTTTTTTTTCGCCTTCTTGAATTAGCAATCGGGAGGGCGCGCAACGTGTTAGTACCGTTGTTGTTGTTCACGTTGCCACTCGTGTTCACGTTCCAAGTGTTATTGCAGTTGCCGACATTAGCAGAACGCAAGCGCACAGTAATCATATAGCTGCTATCCCATATATTTATCTAATTTTTCTTTTTTTCTCAATAATCGAATTACATCTAATTCTGTCGCTTTCGTTCCATTTTGCTATCGCACTACCAAGAACGATAATTTTCTTAGTTAGATTGCTATATCTTTTGCCCCTCATCTTGTAAAACTTTCTTGAGCGACTAACTAAATGTAATAACTTCTTGCAGTCACGTCTAGCTTTCTGCTGGAGTCTATCTCGTTCTTTAAAATTCTCGACATTTCTTTGAAAATCATCATACCCAACATAGATCTCATTAGCATCAACTAGATTGATATAGATTGCGCATGACAAGTCCTGAAACTTATTTTTGAAAATTCTGTCATATTTTGGTTCGAATTTCTTTTCATTCGCAGTGATCGTCATCATGTATTCAAACAGATCTTCGGCAAGAGTAATTACATTTAGCATCCTGTTTCTATAATTATCTGCGACATTTCTATTACCTGCGTTAACTGACATATACTTAACTCCTTTCGAATTAATCAAGGGCATCCGGTTGGTGCCCTTGATTGGCAGATTATTGCTTAGATGGCAACAAGCGGGAGGGCGCGCAACGTGCCAGTACCGCTGACGTCGTACACGTTGCCACTCGTGTACACGTACCAAGTGTAATTGCAGTAGCCGACATTAGCAGAACGCAAGCGCACATACTGTGCGCTCGTCTGATTTTCAAGAGCATAGCTTTTATATCGGTCGTTATTTGTCCATAACGGCACTGGTGAATCAGCTCCTGCCCTCATCTTCCAATAAGGATGATAGGCCCCTTCTCCGCTTTGCTGCTTTGCAATATACATTTCTTCGAGCGAAGGAAGAAAAACTCTATCATAAGTAATATCTGTTCCTCCACCTTCGGTTGGATTATTCTTAACTGTCACAACCTTAACTCTTTTTAGCTGACTTCTCATATCAACTGGAAGTCCTGCTAAAAAACCGCTCATAGTAGATAACTGCTCAGGCGCGATGTCAAATTCATCCTGTGCGGTCCACCAAGAGCCTTTGCCGGCTTCACTGTTTAGCCACTGTCGCATGGCAGATGTTGCCCAACGATTGCATCCGTAGGCAGTTTCCTGCATAGAATTCATTTTTAAACTTTTCAAGCCTAAATCAGCATTGTCTTCAATTGCACGTCTTGTGTCATAGTTCATTACGCCTAGATCAGTTCCTCCACTGCCTTCAGCAACGCTGACTGTTTCTGCGATTGTTTTCCCATCTGCGGAATAACTGAATACCTGCCAATTTGTAGGCGCTGAATCCGGCATATATTTAAATCCGGCTAAACGACCGCCTTTTGGAACATCTTTTGTAAGAGTGAATTGATATACCTTATCTTTTTTAGCATTGCTTCCCCAGTCCTTTCCTATTGTTAAATGATAGGTGCCTGCTTTTAGCCCTTCCGGGCATGCAAGGAATGCTCTAACATTTGTGAACTGTACGCCCTGCAATGTTGCAAACTCGCTCTGAAGAATCATCCCAGGTACTTCATCACCGCTTTCAAGAGTGACATTTCGGAATGCGTTAATGTGCCAGGGCATTGTGTATTCTTTTTTATCTGCAGCATCAACATTGGTATATTTAATATTTTCAAACATCCCACCGACAGAAAAAATATCGGATGCATTTCCTGCGTTGACAATGTCAGAAATTGCTGACCAATCGCTTTCGATGCTCATCTGCTTTTTAGCGATTGCACCGACATTCGCGTTTAATGCCTTCAGCATCTGTACCATTTCTTTTCCTGTCTCATTGAGAAGCAGTGGCTTTGGTTTTTTTACTTGATCCATATTAATCTCCTTTTTCAATTATCGTCATGCATACAAAGGCATCCATCAACAACTGTAATCCCCATTGCTTTCTGCAAATCAATACATTCATCAATGTAGCTGTATTTTTTGACAGTATCATCTATCTTCTTCAATGATGCAGCAGTATCAGTAGTTCTTTTAGATTCTGCCGTAACTCTTAGAGACTCTGCATCGCTTCTAGACTGCTCTGCATTAATTCTGCTTGATTCGGCTTCTACTCTCTGCCTTTCGGCAGATGATCTATTGGATTCAGCACTGACACGCTGACTTTCTGCATTCACTCTAGATTGTTCAGCACTAACACGCGATTTTTCTGACTGTTTACGTGCATTCTCTTCTGATACTCTAGTACGTTCTGCTGACTTTCTATTGATTTCTTCATTACTTCTGCCTTCTTCAGACTGTTTTCTTAAGTTTTCAGATTTTACACGTTCGTTTTCTGCTGACACCCTAAGGGTTTCAGCGTTGGCGCGTGATTTTTCAGTTTCAACACGTTTAGACTCTGCAGCTGCTCTAGATGCTTCTGCACTTACTCGTGATTTTTCTGCTTCAACACGTTTATTTTCTGCATTAGTTCTAGATGCTTCAGATTTACTTCTAGATGCTTCTGACTGTGTTCTAAACCCTTCGCTATCAACTCTTGACTGTTCAGCACTCACGCGCTGGCTTTCCACATTGGCTCTATTTGTTTCTGCAGTCTGTCTAGTATTTTCTTGTGACTGTCTAGTTGCTTCATTCTTTTCAACTCTTAATTTAAGAGATAAGATGTCATCATAAAGAATCTTGATGTTTTCATCCACAGCGATATTTTCAAAAGCTTCAATGTCAATCTCATTACCGCTGATTCTTCCGTTTATAGCATCACTGATAAATATATGCTCTCCATTGCTGTTGTTCGCTGTTAAATCAATGATCGTTGCTGTTTCATCAATCTGTGTAGTCTTACAGATGACATATAACTGCCACATCCCTGCACATTTGGTGATTGCACTAGTCACCTTAAAAGCATCCTCTACAAGAGGTGATATGCCTGTGATTTTCTTTCCTGTTCTTCTATCCTTAAAACAATATGCGATATATCTGTAGTAATCCTCATACTCTTTTGGAAAGAAGAATTGTAATGTTTCATCTAGGTTTTCATGCTGATTGCCTAGAAAAATACTACTTTTTGACGGTCTACCTTGCTTATCAATAATAATGTTAATCATTTAATCACCCCTTTTTTTATTAGTCTTCATAACAGTACATATAAGTACCACAAACGTACGCTTGTGTGATTGTTCCTTGGAATGCGACTAATGTCCAATGACTAGCAGTTATATCACTAGTAGTTGGATAATATCTTAAGGTTAAATCACTACCTTGCGTCTGTGTCTGAACAGGAAAGAAAACGTTCCCTTTTGGTGATTTGTCTTTTGGGAATCCTTCCCACATGTAACCAATGGTACCATTAACGACTGTAGCCTTAACAGAACCGTCAATTTTTAACTGTACAAGTTTCAAACCTTCGTTGTATCGATAAAACAATTCAACATTACAAGCGTTACGCCCACATGATGTCCAGCCACTCCACGCATTTTTAGAAACATTTTCCATCAATTCTCTGATACTCATATATTCCTGACATTTACGTTCTACAGATGTGATATTTAAGCCGTTTAGATGAACGGCATATAGGACTAAATCACGTGTGCCAGTGCCACTATATATATCAGCTTGATTGTATGACGGCTCTGCCCCACCCGCTGGGCCTTTAATCACTGTAAGAGTATGTGTCTCTTTTGTTCCTGTGGTGCTAAATCTAGCAACAATGAGGTCCGTTCTTTTAATGCCACTTGAACCATTTTCAATTCTTACTGTTTCACTTCCAACAATTCGCATAAAACGGCCATAGTTGCACAGGATGCCGTCATTAATCTTTATTTCATTATTGGATACAATCTCCGCTGTCATCCTGCTTCCTGCGTGTAGAATTCCGTAATAGTCATATAACGCTAAATACATATAGCCATGCAGCTCAGCACTGACTTCTGCGTCTGTTATATTAATATTCTTAATCATTTCGCATCACCTACCTTATAAGATATTTCTATATCATCATCACTAATCTTGATTATTTTTTGAGTTATAGGCTCTTTAAATGAGATTCCTGTTACATTCTCTTTTGCTCCGACAATGTCAAAAAGTTCTGCATTATCAGCGTCAAAAGAGATTTCTAATGTGTCGCTCTCATTTGTTTCTGTCACTTTCTCAATCGCATTCTTAATGAGTTCCGCACGATCTTCAACATTTACATCCTCGTGCTTGTATGTTTTTCTTTCTAATCCTGTATATACCTGATTAGATTCGGACCATGATCCATCTGCTTGCAAGTATAAATTAACTCTTAATCTATCCAACAATTCGCCTTTTCCAAGGCACAGGATGTGGTTGTATGGTTTAGATTCGGTCTTTACACTCATGTCTATCTGATAATCATTGTCATACTGTAGTGTGTCGCTTAAATCATTGATTTTTTCAGCCCATAGATGGACTTTACCGTCTATTTGATGCCTAATGCATAGCCTTGCATTACTGCCCCCTAGAGACTTCTCTAGCGCCTGTAAGAGATTAATATCTCTAACATCGTACCTTACATTGATATTACTAGCTCCCACATTATCGACTGTATAGAGACTATCGAACCTGTTACCAATAAGAGTATTGATGCATGTATTAGCTTCAGCATTTAAAGTTAAATACGCGCTTCCTGCTGGAGGCTGTACATATTCCTTTTTCAGTAATCCTCTAAAAGTCACTCCAATCATAGTGATGGTATTGTCTGATGTATTAATCTTTAATCGTTGGATTACTCCACCAATTTCTGTATTCTCTTTGTAAAAAAGAGACCCCACAGTAAACAAAGGGTCTCTATCTTCTAGTGATAGTGTTAACTCAAAATCATTCTTTGATACATCATACTTCCCGATTTCAATATCTGCATCAAAATGAGTGAGATATCCTAATTCGTTATAGTTAGCATCTGTATAGATGTATTCTAAGCCCATTTAGGTTCACTCCTTCGTTCAATCAATACTATATCCACTTTCTCGGTGCCTACGGCTGTGACATCAAAAGAGCCTTGAGGAATCTTCTTGAAAGTATCATATAATTTATTTCTTGAATTAAATATATTAGACTGCACTCCATTAGATGAATACTTTGTAATAGTTGATTTAAACGTGTCAATCTCTGCATATTCTTCAGCGCTTAAAGTAACATATAACTGATAAGTGTTGTCATTGATATTGACAATAGGGTTCGTGCATCTTCCGTAAATTCTTATAGTCGCATGAGAATCTGTAAAGAAGTCATTAATAATATTTACAGACTTTGGAGCCGAATACGCAAAAGGATAAGTAAAAGGATACTTTGTAATTGTTCTTGCTTGCGTGGAACTAAAGTCAGCAGTGTATGTTGTCTCCTTAATCCAATCAGAATCATCTGTCGTAATACCAACCTCTAAATACAAGAGCCTCTTGTCAATTAGATATTTGCTTTTATTCGATTTAACAGCAAAGCAATAATATTTATAACCATTAATCTCAAAATATCCTTTCTCTTCTTTGAGTATGTCTATTTCAAAATGTTCATAGAATTGGTTTTTAATCTCATTAGCTTTCTGCTTATCAACGAGAAAAACAAAAGGAATTGTTTTATTCACAATCCCTTTGCTGAATCCTGTAATCTTGTTGTTTTTACTTTTAACGCCCCACTCAAAATTTCTCAAGTCATTGTAATTCACGAAGATACCAAGAGAGGTGAAGTCTAGTGTCTCGTTATTTGAATTAGTATGTGTAATTCTATCAAGCATATTTTCTCACTATCCTTCCTACCTCTCGACCATCTAACATAACAACAAAAGAGCCGTCATTTAATGCTTTCACGATAATATCATGCATTCTATCTTCATCAGATAATAAAGCAATAATTCTATGCAATGCGTCTAGGATTTCATCAGCTTTATTGTTAGATGCCTGATTAATCATCTTCATCAGTGTATCTCTACCAGCCACAACTTCAGCGCCTGCTTCTCCAGCACCTAACATCTGACCGTTTGACATTCCAAAAATTGTTGGAGCGTCCAAGATCATTGGGTTGTCCATTGCTTGAGCGTACCATTTAATGCCCAATGATGGAATTTTACCTTTCAAGAGGTCTCCCACATTCCAGCCACTTGGTTGGACATTAAAATGAGGCAGCGGAATATGAGGCCATGAAATTTTAAAATTAAAGAATCCTTTAATCTTATTGATGATGTCTTTCACAAAATTAGCAGCAGCACTCATTGGAGACATGATAGCGTTCTTTATGCCGTTCCAAACACTTGAGGCATGTGACTTAATAAAGTTAAAGCCTACTCTAACACCATTCTGCAGTTCTCCTATAATCGCTAAAACTTTAGTCTTAGCACCGAAAATAGGGCTTTCAATAACTTTCTTTATGTTATTAAAGATGCTTGATACATGACTTTTTAGACTGTTAAATAAGTTCTTTGCTGTATTGACAAGAGAACCACCCATGCCACTGATACCTTTAGCGATACCGCTGATAAGTCCTTTTCCTAAGTTCCACCAATTGATGGCGTTCCATACCGCAAAAATGGCATAGATAATTTTAGGGATGTTTGCAATCAATGAAGGAATTGCCATTACTAATCCTTTAATGATTTCCGCAATAATCTTAATTCCCCACACAAAAATAGTCTGTGCACTGTTAGAGAATGCATCTGCTAGGTTCGCTATGATAGTAGGCACTTTAGATATTAAAGTAGGAAGTGAGCTCATTAACCCTTGAACTAAAGAAAAGATTAATTTCATTCCGACACCTACTAAGATGGGAAGATTAGTTAATATCATCTGTGATAGCTGAATTAGAATATCAAGAAATCTCGACAAGAACGAAGGCATATTTGAAGATATAGAACTTCCTAAACTGTCAATTATTTTCGCACCTATCTGAATAATAATAGGAAGACTATTTATAATAGCGTTAATAAGCGCCGTTATCATCTCTATTCCTTTTGCAGCTATTGAAGGCTTCCCGCTGTCAATAGATTTTAGGAAACCATCTACTATATTCGCATTTCCTTTCAAGAATTGAGGAATCTTATTGAATATATCTGTTAATTCTGAAAAAATCGGTTCCAATATTCCTGGGAGCGCACCGATTAGCCCAGCCACTAAATTGATAGCTGCAAGGATTAATGATGGTGCTAAATCAATGATCGTATTCATTAATTGCGGAGTTATCTGTATCAATGCATCAGGAAGCGCATTAAATACCTCTTTGATTTTTGGAGTCACATTTTTGGCAAGAATTCCCAAACTATTAGTAAATTCACTAATAAGCGGTCCGACTGCCTGTTTAGGGTCTGCTAAACCTGTTAAAAGGTTATCCCATGAGGCTTTAGTCATCTTCATCGCGCCGTCGATGGTTTTCATCGCTTCTTCGCCAGTAGTACCAGTTATTCCGAGTTTTCCTTGAATAGCGTTAATTGCTTTGTATACATCACTTAAATTATTAATATCATAATGTATACCTGTCAGTTTTTCAGCGTCTTGTAAAAGTCGCTCCATTTCCGACTTAGTACCGCCGTAGCCAAGTTTCAAGTTATCGAGCATTGTGTAGTTCTGCTTTGAAAAACCCTGATAAGCGTTTTGGATATCTTCCATATTGGTTCCCATCTTATTCGCATTATCAGCCATATCAATAACAGCCATATTAGCAACCTTAGCCGCTTCTGTTTCGTTTGCGGTAGATTGCTTTAATGCAGCAGCGAAAGATGTAATAGTGTTCATGTAATCATTTGCACTCATTCCAGCCGTCTTATATGCTACTTTTGCATTATTCATAACGTCCGTCTGTGCCTGTATCAACTGATCATATTTTCCTCTTGCCTGTTCGACTGTCTGTCCAATCTTCTGCGCATAATCCTTTAGGCTCATGCCTTGAGCACCGAACAAGGTTTCGACACCGCCGACTAACTGCTCATACTCCGAATAAGAAGATACAGCAAACTTTGTGATAGTCCCTATTGCAGCACCTGCTGCAGCAACTCCCTTAACTGCTAATTTTCCAATCTTAGGAGCGAGTTCTCCTATTTTGCTAACATGCTTTTCTAGTTTGCTCGATTCGTCTTTTGCTGTGTTAGTGGTGTCTTTTAAATCTTTCTTTGTCTTATCGACACCTTTTAAGCCGACAATACCAAAGAGCTTAAATAATTCTAACATTTATTTCCCCCTCTCTTTTTCTTAAAGATTAGGATTAAAACTGTTAAGAATTTCATAGGAGTCATTTATAGTTGTTTCCATCTCTTCATCTGTCATTGTTTCAGATGTTTCAATTCCTGCGTTTTTCTTCCACTTAGCCATCATTTCATTCTTAAAGTCAGCGTATGACTTGTCATAAACTTTTGATTTCCAAATATCGTATAACTTCTCATCTGACACATTGTCAGCAAGCTCCGAAATGAACTCTGAAAAATTAGATAAAGAGATCATGTTATCAATCAGTTCCATGGGGTTTGAATATCTCTTATAAACCAAATCCATGAAGCCGACTTCTCCTATTTCAGCAACTTGGAAACAACCTCGTAAAAATCTTTGAATTCATCCTTTTGAAAGATTTCAATAATCATCTGTGCAAGTTCTGCAAGTGATAAGCATTCAACTTGTTTTCTATTTAGATTGCTTACGGCTGATAAGAATTCAAAAACTTCATTTTCACATTTTCCAATGTTTTCAAAAATAACTGCACAGCAAGAAAGAATGATATTGAAACCAACTTTTTCAGTTAGTTCCTCTTTTGATAACCCTTCCTTATTTTCTGCTAGTTTAGCAATCTCGTTTGCGTTAAAGCATTTTTTGAATTCCATAATGCCAAACTTATTGATTAGTTTAATGATTAAAAATGCATCTGTCGCTTTTAGTTTTCTTAATTTATATTCCATAAATAACTCCTTTCAATTCTTAATAATGGTTATGCAGCTACAGCACTAGGATAATAGATATGGTAAGGAAGAATGTTCTTATTAACCTGTTCTTTCTCTGCATAACATTCAAATTCAAGTTCAGGTACTACCATCTTTTTGTTTTCACCTTCGATAGAAAGCCCTGATGTACATAAAGCTTTGTCAAAAATAACAATGATTGGAGTTCCATTGGTTTTTCTTCCGACATACGCTAAATAATCATAGTAGTCGCCTTCTTCAATCTGTTGCTTAGACACTAATTCTGTATATCCTGTAATTTCACTGTTTGCTACTTCTTTAGCGAAAATAGACTTTTTGATAAATTCAGGTGTGATTTCCGCAGATTTAAATTTCATCTTGGCGGCTTCTCCGACTTTTAAAGTACCACCAACAAATTTAACTGTTGCTCCATCAATATCTAAATCTAATAATTCAGGAGAAAAATTTATTGACCCACCACCTGAAGTAGCACAAAGTAATGATTCTACAAAGTTCCATTTACCGCCTTCATATTTCAAACCCTTGTGAATAGTTCCAGCACCTACCATGATATTGTCAGGCGTTTTAGCTGTAAAACCACTTGATGGAATAATTTCATCTGCCATATATTTATACCTCCCATTCTTGGATTGTTAAATTAATCTGTATTTTTTGTAATTCTATATCGTCTACACGAATCGGCATTGAATAGTCAAAATATACTGCTATGCCTGCTCCGTTCGACAAGATGGCTCTCTTATCTTTGAGGGCCTTTTTAATAATTTCCTTTTGCTTTTCTAGTTCTAAATAACTGCCTCTTGTTACACCTGTAAGAATAAAGGTGGTTTCCTGATAATTGGTCTCTGCACTGTATTCACTTTCTAAGTACTCGCCAACCCAATAAGGATATTCAACCTTATCGGTCTTGTAATAAAGAAAATGATAGTTCACAAGTGGTTTTAAAATGCTAGATATAAAATTCAAGCCCTCTATTGTCATTTTGCAATATCTCCAAAGATTTGCTCAGCTCTTGCTTGAATCTTTTTCTTAGATGCGTTTTTAGCCTTTTCAAGCACTCTAGATGGTGTTTTCCCTGTAGTAGTAATCCATCCGTATTTAGGATGCTTATACTTCCACTTAGTTTTTCTACCATTGCCTTTAAGGGCGTACTCACCTGTGCCGAATTCTTCCCATATAGCATTCTCTTCTGCTGATCCAACAATCCCAATCATATTGTCAGCATCTACCACGTGCTCCCACGAGTTTTTTAACTGACCAGTATCAACTCTAGTATTTCTTTTAACTTGTGACTCAAGTTCTCCGCTCGCTTCTTCCAAAAACTTCAAAGCTGCGCTCTCAATTTCGTCGATTATAAACATTGAGTTATCTTCAAACTGTACGCTCATCTTGTGCTCCTTTGTACTGTAGATAGATTTCTAAGTGTTGATGCAATCCCATTGGATCATCAATAAGAGTTACATCATAGACTTCACCATTTACAATCAGTCTTGAGTTATCAGCCTTATAGCCTTTTAAGTCCTTATAATCACAAATGAAAATGTGGGTTGATTCCTGTACCTTTGCATTAAAGTTAGTGTAATGACTATCACCGCTTGACAAGTCTAAGAAGCCAAACAAAGAGATTGATTCCGCATAATCTTCAATAGGCTCACCAATCTCGTTGAAAGAATAGATGCACTTTTGAAGAACCGCTGTAATGTTTCCACCTATCATACTTAGAATCTTGCTTTCATATAAGGCTTTAGAAAACCTGTGAGCGACTTTGGATAGCCAAGAGAGGAATTATCCCCATCCATGTTAAAGTAGGTCACAGAGTGTCTAGAAATCGTTTCTGACTGTACTCCGACCTTACTTCTATTCTCTTTATCCCATTTCATGAGGTTGATAACACCCATTTTAATGTCAGCAGGATATTCAACTTTAGTGCATAAGACACGAGCCTCATTATTGACAGGCTTATCAACTGCGAAGTCATGCTCATTTGCTTCTGTCACAGTGTATAAAGCATCGTTAAAAGATGAATTAGATACCTGTACAGTATCGCCAGCCTTGAAAAATTGAGGACCATTAAAAGAAAAACGACCGTCTGAAATATTGGCGGTCGTTCTAAAATTGCGCATCTGGAAATTATTATTAGTGTATTTTCTAATCATCAACTCTAAGGCTTCTAATTTCATCTTGATGATTCCATCGGATTCATCTGTATCATTTAAAAGCCTAAACTCTTCAATTGTCATGATCATAGAAAATCACCTCTTTTCTTATTTTTTAGCATTGCCTTTTGGCTTGGCTTCTGTTTTTGGTGCTTCTGAAACTGCTTCAGTTTCTTCTTTCACTTCTTTTACAGTGTATCCATGTTCTTTGAACCACTGTGCCACCCATTCGTCATATACCTCAGCCTTCCCGTAAGCAAACTGAATACCTGCAGCACCGATACCGCAGTAATCTTTGATAGGTGTTTGTACTTCATAATGTTTCTTTTTATCCATAGTCATGTCTCCTATAAGATTTTAACGTTTCTTAATACTCCAGCACCTTTTGTGTTCTTTAAGGCAACACAGGCAACCATTTCAACTTCACCCTTCTTAACTGCTCCTGGAGTGTTGAAGTCAGGTAAATAAGTATTTACTCCACTAGATCCTGTTAAAGTAACACCATGGAAGCCTTTCTTTACATCGAACTTAACAGCATAGATATCTGTTAATCCTGTCACACTTGCTTCAGAACCAACTTTTCTAGTCTTTAATCCGATGATAGGAGTTTCAACAGCTGTTTCTCCTGAGGCAGTTACAACGTCTCCTAAATCAATTAATCTTACTTTATTTTCTCCGATAGTAGTAACGACACGGCCGAAAGCCTCTTCACTTTCTGTCTTATATCCTAATACTCTAGCAACAGTCTGAATTTTAGACTTCATATCTTCATTCACAAATAAAGCATCTGCGCCTGTTCTATTGATTAATTTGATTAATGCTTCATAGAATGTGCTGGCATTCGCTTCTAACTTAGCCATTGTTGATAAGTCATAGTAAGCACCTGTATTGAATTCTGTTGTCTGACCAACTAAGAACTTGTCTAAGCCGTCAAAGGTTTCAGAGTTAGTTGCTGAATCTCCATTGATCATAGCGTTGTGGAATGTTCCAATTGCTGAGATGACCTTTTCATCAATCTGGTATGCCATGTTATCGTACATGCCTTCTGCATCCTTAATAACACGGTCAATTTCAAAAGAACCACCGAATACCTTTAAGTTAACGGCTTTCTGTTCTAATTTTGCTTCACTAGAAGCATATTCAGTATTTAAAGCACGGAATGCAGTGCTAGAAGGTAATTTAGTCTGTACATATCCGTATGTTAATGTAGAGCCTCCACTTGGTGAGACTGCATTGTCAAATGGTAATAATTCTAATACTTCAGAATGTCTGATAAAAGAGTCAACTACCTGTTCAGCGACTTTGTCATGCATTCCAACTTTCATGTCTTTTAATAAAATTGGCATATATTAATCCTCTCTTAATCTTTATTTTCATATCTGTTTCTGATTGCTCCTGTCAAAGTAGTTGGTTCAGGAGTATCGTCGGGTTTTCCACCTGGTAAGTGATTCTCATCGAAATTCCTAGATGCTTCTGCTTCGAACTGATTAGGATAAATAGTCTTTAGGTTCTTCAACTTGTCATCAATGCCTTTTAACTTGCCGTTTTCATCAAGTTCAGCCTTAAAATCACTGTCATTACCTAATTTGAATAGTAAATAATCAATGTCGTCAGCCTTAGCACCAGCTGAAAGAAGTTCAATCTTTAATGCAGACTCTGTCTTTGCTTTTTTTAGTTCTTCCTGCTGATCTCTGATAGTTGTCTCAAATTCTGCAATCTTAGTAGCCATATCTTCGCCTTTTTCAGCCGATTCTTTTAGACCTTCAATAAGTTTCTGAGCGTTCTCTAAATCAGTATCTTTCTTATTTGATAATTCCTCAAGAGCCGTATATTTGCCTTTATCAACGTATTTACCACTTGCTAGATTTGCAATCTTAATCTGTTTATCCTTATTCGCTTCATCGCCGTTATATGCATTTACTGCATTAGCCACCTGTTCAAATAACTCAGTGCCTAGAATATCCTTAAGAAAATCCATGTAATACCTCTCTCCGCTACGTTTTTAAATCTAGTGTCTTCTAGTGCGGTCGCAGTTTTAACATCATGCTGGATGAATTTTTAAACCTTTTAAATGCCATGTCCAGGGCAAAATAAAAAGAGCCTACGTCTAGCCTCTGTTTCTATTTCTGTTTAATACATTGTTTTTATTCTTGTATTGCGGTGGATCATGAGAAAGTTCTACAGTCTCATAGAACTCATGACCGCATATCATGCACTCATAGTGCGTTTTTCTGATTGCACAGCCTCTGTTTTTATCAAAGTATCTTCTTGATTCTACTTCAAAATAACAGTGCCTGTGTGGTCGCAGTCCTTCAGACATTAAATACCTCCTTTCAGGGTAAAATAAAAACGGTTCTTTATGAACCGTTAAATATCTTTTTATCAAATTCGCTTGTAGGTATTAGTACCAAGCCACCATGTATTCACTTTTAAAATTATTATTTTTAAAGTCATCAGTTTTTGATATTTTCATTAATTTTGATGCTGCGTGATTATAATAGAATCTAGTATTTACATCTTCGTTCGCCATTATACATTTTGACTCAACAAAATCCTGTTTGTTAATATCCAAGGCAACATGTCCAAAGGAAGTACCGTTTTCAGGAAAATAATCACATTCAATGATATTATCTGTTCTTTTTACATTTTTTAAGATTACCATAATATTCATTTACCTCCTTCTGATAATTAAATACTTTTTGTGCTTCTTCATGAGCCTTTAAATGGCTCCAGTCAGGATGCAACTGTTTCATCGTTAATTCATAAAATTCATGTTCAAGCATCGTAATATCACACTGTTGAATCGTGCCTTCTGCTAATCTCTGCCAAGAAAGTGCAATATACGGATCATATTCAAATAATTCATCTTCAATATATGCATGTTTTTCAATAGTGTATTTTTTTACTTCATCAACTAATTCTTTTTTGAAACCTGTTCTTACTGAAATTTTAGCAGTATCAGTAGATTTTTTCAATATCTCATGATAATAATTTTTTGCCCATTCTTGCGCTTCATTTGATTCTTTAAATGTTCCGTATTTGTATTTCTCTATAATTCTACTTCCCGAATACTTAAATGGGTTTAAATACTTTCTTTTGTAATCCTCAAAATCTTCTGTTTTATCAAGCCCATAATACTCGGCTCTTTCTTTCAGCGTCTTGAGTTCATCAACATCTAAAGCCCACCTAGCACGTTGAAGGAGTGCGCATCTGCAGTTCACATCCTGTGAAGCAATACCAAAGCCTCCAGGATACATAACTTCCATATCATCAACTACAAAAGGCTCGTCTATTTCTGCAAGTTTACCATCAAGAAGTCTGTGCATTGGTCTAGTTCTTCCATCTAGTGTAGCATCCCACTGCTTGACCACTTCGCATCCTTTTGCCTTTGCTGCATGCTGTGCGTCATTGGCACTAAGAACCTGTATTCTATGCCCTTCGGTTCTAGCAATCCTCATTGCTTTATTAAAACCAATATTTGACGCTCCATCTATGTTTCTAGCAATATGTGCATAAGATGAAGATGTGGCTATGCCTCTTGAGATATGCTTTGCAATCTGTTTCTTAAGAATGCCAACATCAATACCCATTCTAGTATACAGCGGTACACTCAATTTAGTATTTAACGTCATAGCCCTTGTGACTTGCTTCTCATTGATAGGAGTGATTAATGGAATGCCTTGGCCTTGAATATCGTACATAGTTCCGATATATCCTGTGTAATAGGAATCTGTTAGATATCTTGTAATGCTGTCATAAGAATCAGCGTTTAAATTCCCAATCAGTTCATCTAACTGCTTTTTGAGATTTTCTTGAAACTTCTTCTGATATATCTGAGATTGAAGCAATGATTTCTGCTTATCATCTAATTCATCAAATACAGAAAGGAGTAAATCAATCTTGCCGTTTGAAATCCTTATTTTCTGTTCTACTTCTTTAGCTGCAACTTCATATATCTTTTTTAGTTCCTTCAGAAGCTTCTTCTCTTCTCGCAGTTTGGCTTTTTCAACTTCTAACTGTCTCTTATTCATCTGGCACCGTATTGTTTAATGTATCAGTTGCATTGTCTACTTGCTCATATGCTTCTTTTGGCTTTGGGAGTTTATCTTTGATTTCTTCATAATCAATATCCAACTGTTCACAAATCAATTTAACAATAGTCTCGTTATCGATTACTTCAGCAAGTGAAAGAATGGTATCAATTTCAGCCTGTCTCTTCTGAGCCTTCAATAATTCAATCTGTGCGTTGTCTAGTTCATTAGTGATGATTTCTTTTTCGAAACTATAATAAACATCATCAATATCATAATCAGTCTTGTTGTTCTTATTGATTTCTTTTAAAACAACTTCAAGAATGTTATCCAGGAACTCCTCAATCCTTGCCTGCAGCTTATTACACTTAAGATCTAGCAGAGCGTACCTTGATTTGATGACTACGTTCGTAACATTGCCATCGCCCACCTGTGCAGAATTAAAGCCCATGCCAAAACGATAGATATTTTCTTCATCCTTATCCATGTTCGCAATTCTTGCTTGATAAGGCACTTCGATAGTATGAACCTCAAGCCCTCCGCCTTCCGGAGTTCCTATCATTTTCTTTGTTTTCAGATTGGTTTGTAATTCTTCAAAATCATTCCCTTCAAAGCCCTTCACTACATAAGTTGGATGGTCAAAGTCGGCTAAGTTGTTAGACAATCCACAAGCCATCATGTCATAATCGTCAATCAACGACTTAATAGCCTTGACTCCTGAATGCTGTTTCTTGTTGTTATCTAATCTAAAAAATGGAATATAGCCAAAATTTTCATAATAGATAGTATCGTCCCCATCTTTTGTATATATCACATGTGGCCTTGGATTGAAGCGTTCGGAATCATCTAACAGAAGTCTTCCGTTTTCTTCCTGAACATAGTAATATGTCTGATTTTCATCCCATACCTGAATACGTTTAATCGCTTTGTTGTCTTTAGTTAGTTTATCAATATACCAATAGATAACATAAGCGCATCCATCATCAGTATCTTTATCTCTGACTTCGATAACTCCTAGAGAGTCAGCACGTTCAAATGCCAATATGCCCTTCTTGTTAACATAGGCATACATATATTCAAAACCTTTAGTGATTGCGCCTGTGATTACTTCACTAAGAGCATTTTTGAATTTTCTATTGAAATACTTATTCAATTCTTTCTGAAGTTTAGTGTCGTCTGAGTGAACTAATCCGTCTTTTCCACTCAAAATATACTGTACTTCCTGGTCCACCAATTCGCCAAAGAAGCCGTGACACTTCTTAACATTGGCCCTGGTAGTATCTTCAACTAAAACACCATCCTGGTTGTAGTAGAACATCCTATAACCTAAGATATCGTGTTCAGACTCATAATATCGTTCCCCAACTTTTGCAAGTCGTTTCTTTTTTGATGTTTTATCATTGTTAATAAACTTCAGGATTTCTTCTTCTGTCAGCATTCAATCACCTCTTTTTCAAAGTCATCAGCTAAACCAACAATATGATCAGCATAATTTCCAAATAAATCGCACATTGTTTCTTCTGTATAGCAATCCATTGAGAAGCCTAGAGAAAATAAAAAAACAGCGACATAATTCATGTATCACTGTTCTTCTTGTTAACTCCTTAGACATTCCTTTTCGAATATAGATTGTTTGTTCTAGAAACTTCGTAAGGCCTAGGATAGTGTTATCGCCATCATTTAAAAAGTCCTTGTCACTGTCAGCGTATTCCATTGTCCAGTTGATTCCATTAATACTAAATTCCATGTAGTTGTCTCCTTTATAAAGTCCACTTGCTCTGAAGTATTTCGTGTTCCATAGCATATCTAGTAGCATCAATAGCGTGGTTATTCTTATCGGGAAAGTCGCCTCTAAGGTTGCCGTCCTTATCTTTTTCAATCTCATATTCATTAAATTCCCTGTAAGCATTAGGACATCTAACAGGATCTATGATGATTGATTCTAAGTCCTGTAAGAACTTAATACCGTTTTTTACACTATCAGGGCCTTTCTTGGCGCCAGTAATGCTTAATCCTAACAACTTGAATTCGTTTATAGTTCTTGGTTCAGCTGAATCGGCAGTGACCTGATTGTTAAGCGGGTTAATCTCTTTGATAAGTTTGACGGCATCAGCATTCGACAACCTGGTGCCATATACTTCATCAAAAATAAAAAGACGTCTGCGCGTCTTATCATAGTTAGCTTTGATAAAAGCCAAAGGATCCCCGGCATAACCAAAGTCTAGTCCGAATTTTAATCTATCGAATACATCAATTTCTTCTTTTGTGATTTCTCTAACATCAAGGTTTGTGAAAACCTCACTACCTGTGCCAGTTACCTCACCTAAGTAGTCATGATTGTATTTTTCAATATTTGTTTTCTTAGTATGCTCTGCTTCTATTAGGAACTGCTCCCCAAGCCATTCAGGAGGTGCTTGTAAGTAAGTTGTGTGAGAAACATATGTATCATCCCTTTTTACTAGAACTTGCCTGTTGCACCAATTTCTTTGGCTTTCAGGAGGGTTGAAAGAATAAAAAACACAATACTCATGTCCACCGCGTAAAAGTGACTGATTGATATTGGTTATCTTGTCATAGGTCTCAAATTCGTCGCATTCTTCATACCAGACATATTTAACATAGCCGATGTGAACCTTTATTGACTTCATTTTTTTAGGTTCATCGGCACCCTTGAATATTATCTGCTGACCTGTTGGCATATAAGTCATTTTTAATTTAGACTCAGGTATTAACCAATCATCTTGAGCACCTAACTTATAGATGCCCCATTTAATCTGTTCATATACTGAATCTCTGAGCGTATCTTTTACTCGTCTCATAATGACTGCATTACTCATTACACCTCGCTGTGCATCTCTCATAATGCCTAAAGGTATCTCAACACCTATAAAAGAGGACTTTAAAGAACCACGGCCACCTTTTAACCAATAATGCGTGTAGTCATTGTTTTTTACATGCTTATGAACTTCATAGAAGGCCGGACCGATAGTAGACTTTAAACTAACCCTAATCTTATTCATCTATATCATCTACAATCACTGTCATGCCGTTCGATGTAACATCTACATTGTCTGTAAACATGCCAAAACGCTTGCCTAATAATTCAGCAGCTTTAAGCCTTTCTTTCTCGTCCGGGGGCTTCTGTATTACCTTCTGCATACCGTTACCGTTCATGATCATTACATAGGATTCTGATTTGGCACGCATAACAGATGTTAGATATTCAACTATTTCTTGAATATCGGCAGTATTCTCATTATGGATTTCTTCCATCTTTTCAGAGATATACTTTTGTATCTCTTCTTTTTTAAGAAGCTTAGAGGCAAGAGGTGCTGCACTTATGGCACTTTTACAATTGGCATAGACTGCTAGATATGCTCTTGTAGCATTAGTATCTTTTAGATACTCATCACAAAATAGTTTCTGCTTTTCTGTCATAGTCGCACCCCTTTCTTATCAAATAACAAAAAAGAGGCTTTATTATGCCTCTCTGCTTAATTTGCCTCTTTTTACCATTATATAACATATAAATGCGCAGTGTTGCGCCGTTTAACGTTTATAGCCGTGTATTCACGTTAAGATAAAATAACAATCATCTTTTCGATTGCGTCGTGTAAATACTTCTCTGCTGTTCTCTGCGATACATGCAGCATGTCAGCAGTATCATAGATGCTCATTAATTCGATGTATCGATAAAAGAGTACATCCCTATGATTGATATCATCTAGTTTATCTATATTTTGACGTATGAGAGCCATTTCTTCCAAACACCTATCCTTCATCAAGATATAGTCATTTTGTGTCTTGGGTTCTGAATATGAACCTGTTGGACTGTCTCTATATGAGATGGCTTTAACATTGATTAACTTATTTTGTAGATAGTCTGCTTTGTCCTTTAGATTTCTATATGATTTTAAATATGTTCTGACTTCTTCGGCTGTCATACGTTACCTCCTGATTATTCAAAAATGAAAAATAAATAAATCACTATCGCTGATACAAATAAAATAAAAAACAAAAAATTAACCTCCTTTCTGGAAGAGAGAAAGAAGTCCTTTACTCTGTCTTTTGATTTTCAATTCATTCTTTCTATCTTCCCAGCAACATCATAACTTTTTAGTTGGATAGCAAAATTAGCGCTTCATACTCTTATTCTTTGCAAAAGAAGGTGAATGAGATTGAAGCAAAGCCATGACACTGCTGTTGTTTGTTGGTTTTAGAATAGAAAAATATGTTAGGGCATCAAGTTCATGAGAGGATCTTGCTTTTAGAAACAAATCTATTAAGAGTAATCCATATAGATTTTCTTATTTTAAATTTTCTTATGAGTTAAATATAAAGAACTCAATGCCCCTTTTGATTTGTTATTCGAAACCAAAAGGCTTGGTTGACAAGGCTCTTCTAGTAATGGAAGTATCTTCTTCAACAAATACTTCTTTGTATAATTTTCCTTCTTTTATTAATTCTCTAATATAATTTGATACTGACTCAGCTGAGCAATTAATTTCTTTTGCAATTTTAGCATTCGATTTTAGAAAAAGTGTTCTTTCTTCTTTATCATTTTCTAATACCATTTGTAAAATCTTGTTTTTATTTTGAATTTTACGTCTAGAAGCAAAAGATAGTTGATTCTCTCGAACTTTTGAAACTTTTTCTTTTTCTTCATTTTCGATTAAATGAATTTTTTCAAGAGTTTCATTCACATGTACTAAGTTATCCATCTCATAGCCTCCATACTTTTCTTGAAACTTCTTAATTGCTTCTTGAGAATACATGTAATTTCTTCCTGTTTTGATTGGTTTCAATGCTCCTGTTTCTCTCCACATATCCAATGTGCCTAAAGAAATACTAAATAATTCTGCGGTTTCTTCTCTTGTTAACATTTGTAAATCTTCCATTTTCTACGTCTCCTTTATCGTTGTTTTGAATTTATATTCAAATAACTTTTTCTTGATTTTATAGACGGGGGTTCTGAGACCTTTGACGTCCTCGATGACCTTTTCATCATCTCTGTAATAAACAAAATCTGCAATGTAAGTTATAGGTCTTCTTTTTCTCTTCTTCCCATCAATTACAATCTCAAATGACGGCACTAGTTCGAACTGAACCTGAAGAGACAGGCCTCTAATGCTTCCCATCTCTTCAAGTTTCTTGAGTTCTGTATATCTCTTTGCTTCTTTTCGGCTGTCGAAGACAATGCCGTCAACAATTGCCTTCTTAGCCTTGTATTTATTCTTGATCATCAGAATTGAATGTCATCCTCTTCCATAACCAATCCTTCATCCTCGAACTGCTGAATTGATTCATTATGTACATAATTGTTAACAGGTGCTTGATTATTTACTTGTGCTTGTGATGCTGTCTGATTTTCTCTTCTGGTATTAATGAACTGTACAGAGTCAGCAATCACCTCAGTAACATATACCTTCTGGCCTTGATTGTTCTCATAGTTTCTTGTCTGAATGCGACCATCAACAGAAACAAGTGAGCCTTTAGAACAGTAGCGCTCTGTGTTTTCTGCAATCCTGCCCCAACAAACACAATTGATGAAATCAGCTTCCTGATCATCGCTCTTGAAGTTTCTTTCTACTGCTAGGTTAAAGCTTGTAACTGCTTTTCCACTCCCTGTTCTTCTTAGTTCAGGGTCTCTTGTAAGTCTTCCGACCAATAAAGCACGATTAAGCATTAATAGTATTCCTCCTTGTCTTTTCTTGTCATAAGTTATTATTCTCCTTATCTTCTTCTATGCCATTCGCAACGACCGACACAATAACGAAAACTGCAATTGCAATCACAGATACCACAATAAGAACGCCAACAATCAGCATAACGATAGCAAACACAGAAAATACATTTTCTAATACCTGCAATAAAAACATCTATATCACTCCCCGTCTAAATCACAAAAATAATCAAGAAACTTATCATCAGTAAATTTAACCATTGTAGGTTCAACGCGATAGATATTGCCTTTTTCATCTTCAATTAAAGCAAATACATGACTAATCTGTCCTGCAGAATGTCCGCCAATCATAGGAGATTCTCCTATCACATTCGACCACTGTTCAAAACAGTGAAATATATATTTTTTATCCTCATATGTGCATGTTCTATAATCTTCCATAACATTCTCCTATCTGATAAACAAGTAAATCATCAGCACTAGTGTAGCAACATAAGCTGCTACTAGGATAAAGAAATCCCTGTTAGCCTTTTTACAGTTTTTAACAAGTTTATTGTTTAACTTCTGAAGATCATCCATCTTTTTTGAGTCTTCATGATAGATGCACAATATAGTTTTGTTTGCTTTTTCATAACTTTCGCATCTATCTTCTAAATCTTCATTTTCAGCCTTTAAATCTTCTAGTTCTTCTTTCAAATATGAATACTCTTCTTCTAGCTCCTTATATTCGGCTTCCTTTTCTTCTACAATTTCTTGTACTTTTTCAGCGCTAAAAATCAATGTATTCAGCCTCCTCTTCTAATTCCTTTATATAATCCTGAGTTCTTTGCATAGATCTTTCTACTTTTCTTTCTATGATTTCAGTAATTTTATCTGTGACTAAATAACCCATCACATACAGCTCATATATGCATATCAATACATCCGCAACCTCTTCATTTAAATGTGAAGCGTTGATTGGGTCTACCCCATAACGTTTAATTTTTGATATTGCTTGTATAAGTTCTGCATTTTCTTCCATTGCAATGGTTAGCATGTGCTGATTGCCCCATGTTTTGCATACTTTTTTAAGTGCAGGCCAATTTGATGTAAGGCAACTAAGCAACTCATTTAATTCTTGTGTGTTCATTTACTCGTCTCCTTTCACTTCTAAGTCTTCAATATATTCATCATTTTTATGTGCAGTTAAATATTTTAATAATTCTGTATCTGAAGTATTAGGACTGTAATATAGATCATCAGGATAAAAGAACTTAGTAAACTGCGTATACCATCCACTTTTTTTAAAATATTTATTAAAACCCATCACTTGAATTTTTCTGACATATAATTTAGGTGTTAATTTTAAAGTCAGCATTTTAATATCAGCTGTTAAATACTCAACTTCCCAGTTCTTCTCATTTCTTAAGAATGAGATTCTTTCTTCTTTATTCTTCAGCATCTTCAACCACCTCGCAATTTTTTAAAACATCTTTGATCGGTGTAGGTGTACTGTCTTCCCATTGAACGAATTGGAATAAAACGCTGAACATCTCTAACAGATAATAATAACCATCGGTTTTCCAAAAACTTTCACTTTTGTGAGGCTTTTCCATAAATACATATAACTGTCCATCAGAGTCTCTTGCGATATACTCACAACTTTTATTAATTGCAAGCTTTAAAATCTCATATTCTAATCTAGTTAACCTCACAGGTTCTTTGTATTCATCTATTAGCCACTTAACCTTTCTAATAGTGCAAGCATGGCCTAAGCCATCAGTCTTGTTATTATCAAAACTAAATATGCAAGTTCCGCATTCATCATAACAACACTTGACAACCTTATCACTCATACCGAATTTACCTTTTACTTCTGCTATTTCATTCTTATATCTTTCTGCATTATTCATTATCAATCACCTCTGCCGTTTTAAGTAATTCTTCAATGTTAAATAATTCGCCTTCTCTTAGGAATTCAAATAACTTCTCACAAAGAGGAACACAACTTAGTGGTTCATCAAATCCTTTCTCAGGAGAGAACCAAGTGCCATCCTTATCAACTGGCTTTAATGTGAAGAACGTGATTGTAAAATCATCATCACGTGATACCCACTCATAGCCTTCAGATAGCATATATTCAAGTAAGCCGTATTCCAGAGCATTCATTTTTATCTTATGCTTCTGATATAACCATCTAACGATATTGATTTTTGAACACACGAATTTAGCTCTTCCCTTTAGCAATTCCTTTGTATCAGGACAAAATACACATTTATCGCATGATCCTTCTTGCCCACAGCAGAATATCTCACCGCTTGATTTATCTACCGCAAATTTAAAGCCTCTGGATTTAATTTCATCTTCATAAAATTCAAAATTTGTCATGTTATAAGTCCCCTCCTAGTTCTTCCATTGATTTTCTTAGTTCAGCAACCTCTTCATCAGATACTTGCTCTTCATCATTTCCGTATAGTCCTTCCGCTAATCGCCTTAATTCTTCTTTATCCTCTTCAGTTACTCTTTTTTTAAGTTTCTTTTTCTTCTGGTACCATTTCTTTTCTTTTGCTACTGCTAAAGCAAAGTTCTTTAGATTGGTTATTTTCTCAAGTCCATAGAGTTTGCATGTTTCTATTACTTCATCGGCAACTTCTTCAAAGTCATTTTCAATAAGAAAAGATTTTAAATCAGACAAGTCAGAGTCACTGACAGACAGTCTTCTTTTATTCTTTATTTCTTTTATTCTTTTATTCTTATTACGTCCTACTTCTTGTCCTACTTCTTGTCCTACTTCTTGTCCTACCTCTTGTCCTACCTCTTGTCCTACTTCTTGTCCTATTTTTAGGACACTAGGTGAGACACGGTTCTGATATTTATCCCAGTTCTCAACTGTTATAAGAGTGCCTTTTCTAGATATATCTAATTTGATTTTTCCACACTCTTCTAAGAGGTGAAGATATTTAGTAATGGTGTTTTTTGCCATCCCACATCTTTCTGATACCTGTCTAAGAGACAAGATGCATTGTCCTCTTTTGATAAGCTGGCCATGATGATAGTAATCAACAGGATTGGCATGAAGAAGGATGTCAATCCAAAGATGGAACATCTTGGAATCGTGATAGACTTCGTCGTAGTCCATCATATACAGTTTTATCCATCTCCTTCTTTCCATCTTTCATGTCTTCCTTTCTTTTTATCTCTTATAACCCAAATGGATCATCGTAGTCTTCTTCGAATCCGAATTCATTCAATTCAACATTGATGCCCATTTCAGCTAGTTCTTTATCTGAATCTTCCTGTGGTGCCTTAGGTGCTGAACTTTCCTGTTCGATTGCCTTAGGTGCTTCTTCTGGCACTTCAACTACTGCAGCAGGAACGATAGTATTGTTGTCTGCTGAAAATTCGAACGAACTTCCATCAGAAGAATATGCCTGGATTTCTGTATCTGTTAATAAACCATGCTTAGAAAGCAACTGACGGATGACTGTCTTCTTGGCCATTTCATCAAAGTTCTTATACCAGAAAGAGGAATACATCCATTCATTCTTATGATCATAGTTGCCTTTTTTATAATCCTCATAAGAAACCTTCTTCTTAGCGCCATACTTTGTATTGATTGTTGTCTCATTCTTGCTGAATGCCTGTGAGAACTGATCGGCATGATTGAGCATCTTTGATTTAGGCCAGTAGATCTTCTTCTTATATCCGTTTCTCATTTCAAAATATGCCATATATCCAATTACTGGGGTATTTTCTCTAACTTCATCATCTTCAATAAACTTGAATTTTGGCTTTCCTGTTTCTGAATCTCTTCCAAGATACTCACCTTCACGGATTTCAATGGCATCAATATCAATATACTGTCCTGTCTTAATTGCCAACTGAATCAAACCTTTATAACCAAGAATGAACTGAGCTTTCTTGTACCCTAGCTTGTTATCCATGAAAGGAACTAAATAGAAATACCCTAAAGAGATAGGAAGATGAAGTGCCTCACCCTGAAGCGCCCCAGTAATGATAGAGTTACTTTCACATTCTGCTAGTGAAGGATTGTTATTCACTAAACTGATTAATGAAGTGCTGAAACGCTGTGCGTTGACTGCACCCACCATCTGGTTAATCTTGGTCTTAACTAATTTAGTAGCAAGCACTGCATTAAAGTGCTTTGCTCCTGTCACGATTTCTGAATTCTTCTGTTTCTGTAATTTGTTTGCTACCATTGTTATTTTTCCTCCTTAGTCAATGTGTAGTTAAATCTGTCTCCATGTCTTGATTTGATTGCCTTGAATGCAGCTGCTAACTCTGTTAAAGCACCGATTGAACCATCGAACTCAGCGATATACTTGAATTTGTATGTCTTATCTCTTAGATTTTTAGCAAGCTTCTTGGCTTCAAATGTGATTACTTCTGTTTCCGGAGAAGCATTTACAGGCTTTTCTTGCTGCTTAACTTCTTCCTTCTGTCTCTGAAGTTCTCTGTTTCTTAGGATTCCGTTGATTCTGCAATCAATGTCCTTTGTAAGACTTTCGAGAGACTCCTGTATTAACATCTTTTTGTATAGAGTTAAATCAAACATCTGCTGATCAATGTCCGTCTCGTTGCATTTTGCTTCTAGATAGATGCATAAACCTTCAATTTTCTGCTGATAGATTTCATATTCCTTTTTGACTCTTTCACATTCCTGTCTGATTTCATCAACAAGTGTCTTTGTTGGTTTATGATTATTAATGAACTTCTTCAATGTGCTCCAGCGAGGATCTGTATTGAAGAAATTAGCAGCAAAGTACTCATTGAAGTCATTTCTTTCTACGTAATCATGAAGAGCCTTCTTGCATAGGGTTTCGACAACTCTCTTATTCTCTTCAACTTCCTTGTCTGTGAACTGCTTAATGTCATCAGAGAGCGCCTTGATAGAAGACTCAAACATCTTTAACACTTCTTTCATTTCATTTTCAAAGAGAGTGTAGCCTTCCATTGCTTTCTTCTTAACTTTCTTTTTCTTCTCGTTGACATCGTTCATTTCTTTCTTTAATTTTGAAACAGTGTCAGATAACTCTTTATAGTTGTCTGCAGTTACAACGATGCCGTCATAACGCTTTAGGTATGACTTGACTGCTAGCTTGAACTGTTCAGCATTTCCTTCAACCTTTGAAGGAATCACATCAACAATGCTTAGGTCAGGCATTTCAGCCACTTCATTGACATCAACATCAATAGTATCTTCATCAATGATTGCATCCCTGAACTTCACCTGTTCGTATCTGATGTCAATCTGCTTGTCAGCGAATACTTCACCATTGTCATTAACTGCAGTGAGTGCTGTGATTGCACCAAAAGGCCATGCTAGTTCAGTTACTGGCTTTCCGCCTGCAATCTTCTTGTTGTCATCAGCAAGCATGACTTTGAGAATCTCAAAATCAATCTTGTCTGTTTCGATTCCGATGTGACCGCCATATAAGCGGTCTTTAATTTCTTGTTTAAATCTCATTCTTTTTCTCCTTTAAATAAAATTTGGTTCAATATCTTCCACGATGTGCTTTTTCCAGAAGGCTTCTTCATCAGCCTCTAGCTGCATTAAATCCAAAAGCACCTCGCTTCTTTCAATTCTTCTTATAATTGTCTTGGTTTCATCGCACCACGGCATCATGGCAATAGCGAATAAGACAACGAATTCAGCACCTGTTACGTTCATGTAATGAAGGCACTGGCAGTAATATGTCTGAGGCATTGAATCATCGCCCCACTCTTCTTGGAAATACTGCCACTTGTTAATGGTTGTTGACTTTATTTCAAGTATTCCGCTTGATCCATCTTCTTTTCTGATTAGAGCGCCGTCCAAGTTGGCTCGCATCCAATCCTTATCTTTCCTGGATAATGAATAATCCTTTGTATCAATGACTTCATAGTCATCGCCATAGAGTGCTTCAAATAAATTGAACATTACAGGCTCTAGACGATTACCCATCTCAATAGCATGATTTGAGACCTGAGGTCTTTTTTGTCTGCCTGTCTTGTCTTCCCAAAGTTCATGAAGAGTGGTGTAGCGGTTGACACCTTCAATGATTCCAGCATCTGAACCGCCAATTCCCTTCCTTCTTTGAGAGAGCCACCCTTCTTTTGTCTTGGGAATCTCTTCATAAATGCAGTCGAACAATCCTTTAAAGGAAGTCATCGCATTTCCTCTAAAGCTGCAATTACATCTTTAATAAGAGCCATGCCACTGTCTCCAGTAACATCAATAAACATTTCAGCATTACCTTCATAAAGTCTGACAGTGACCTCTTCATTGCCGTTCTTATCCTTGTGGTAAAGCATTTCTGCTATTTCATCTTTCCACTTTCTAGTTCTAGTGAGAGTCTCAAACAGGCTCTCTAGAATATCTTTCTTATTCTCCATCTACGTACTCCCCTTCAAATAATCTGTCTAGCGCTTCTAAGATAGCAGAGATTGTATTTGCATCACCTAGCGGTCCAAGTGCCTCAATTGCAACATCCGGACTTTCATACACTTTATTTAGAATTCTGATAAATTCCTTTTCTTCTCCTTCATCGTCAAACCCATTAGTAAAGCGTCCTTCTTTTGCAGCTTTAACGATGTAAGCAAAGAGTAATAAATACTGCCATGTGTTTCCTGTTCCTGTTACTTCACAGTTCCCGTCTTTAATCTCAATGTGTAGGAATGGTGTTTCTATGTGTTTGATCATGTTATTTATCCCCCTTTAACCCGATATATTCTAGAAATAGGATGTTTAATCCCAATGAGAAAGCACTTGAGATATGTACAGCTGTACTATCCCAATTTGTGCCTGATGTGATCATTGAGATAACTGTTCCCAAAACAAAAGCATTAAATGCAATTAATAAGATTCTTTTACTATTCATAATTTCCTCTTTCCGTGATATACTTATCACTGTCTGATTTTTATCAATCTTTTCCAAGATTGAGTGGAGCACACGATGCCAGTCGTGTGTTCTTTTTTTGTGCTCATAAGCACTTAGCGCTAGGAGACCGTATATCTAATGATCAATTAGGAGAGATATCAAAAAAATGTATTGCAGTTCATTCTACGAATTATTATTTGTCTCCTAGCCTTAAGTGCCTACGAGCCTAAAGCTACTTATTCAATTGTCTTTCTTTTAGTGAGCTCCTCTACCACTGCTGCAATCAACTTATCTGAAGGAGCTCTATAATAATTGTTCATGTAATCCATGAAAGCCTTACGTGGAATGTAAGTACTTCTTTTTCCTGAGTCATGTTTTACTACTGACCCAGGCATTACGCCCTGTTCTATAGCGTTTAGGATGAAGTCTCTACTTTTCTTAGTGATTCTCATTACTTCCTCAACGCTGATACTCCATTCATCCATGATGATCACCTCCTATTGAAGGAACTTATTAATGAAATACTGCTGACCCTTGCCAGTAATCTTAGGTGTCTTAGTAGTGATATTTACACCTGAGCCGTTGACGTAAGAGCCTTCCTTGATTTCAAAGAGACCTAGATCCATAGCCTTCTGTGTAGGCATGTTGTAATCAGTGCCCTGGCGCTTGATCAGATAGCCTTTTTCTCTGAGCCATGCAAATAAACGCTTCTGACCCATGTCAATTCCGTTCTGTTTTAAGATTTTAGCAAGTTCACCAACGAGAATAGATGTATGGCTAGTTGCTACTGCATCAGCGAATAAGGCTTTTGGCTTCATTTCTTCAATCTGTTTGTCTTTAGCAGCTAGAACACTTTGAGCCTCGATTAATGCCTTAGCCATTAATTCTGAACCACTTAACTCCTTCACTTGGTACTGCCCTGTTTTTCTTAGCGCTGGCAACACCTCAGATGTAACCCAGCGTTTGAATTTCTTGGCTGATGGTAATTTGCTTGAGAGGACTAAACTGTATAGACCTGATTCATTGATGACAGTCATTTCCTGAACACCGCCAAGGGTGCCCCGAATTGGGGCGTACTTTTTATCTTCACTATCAATATGGGTTGCAATGGCATTTCTAGCCTTGCTATATCCCAATGCTTCCGCAACATCTTTCCCAACAAACCAAGGCTCATTGTTGAGCAAAAGACTTCTTACTTCATGACTTTCAAAATTAAATAATTGTACTTCGTTCATATTAATCTCCTTTAATAATACGCTTTAAGCGTTATCTTTTTCTAAAAAAAGAAGTTGATCATATTCAACTTGATAAACTTCTTCAATTTTCTTCAACATAGGAATGTTTGGATATGTCTTCCCTCTTTCATAATTAGAAAGAACATCATCGCTGATTCCGAGTTTTTTAGCAGCTTCTTTCTGAGTTAATCCTAATCTATCTCTAGCTGTTCTTAATGTATACATTTCTCTGTATGCTTTTTTCATTTTTTTCTCCATTTCCCCGCGCCTTCGTTGCGCGGACACAAATATTTAATCAAACTCAAATCCACCAAAACTATAGTGTGCCTCTCGATATAATAGTATAATCAAAGAGAG